CTCCTGCCCAGTCACAAAAACTAGGATTGTGCATTAATGCTCTCTCTGTAATGATTCGCATATCAAAACGGACTCCCTTCGCTGGTGCTTTGTAGGATGCTGCTTTAAAAACTTGTCCAGTATTCTTATCAATAAAGCAATGTACTCCTCCAGAGCGATATGATCCAGTTCTGTCATCATAATCATTCATGATAACTTTCAAATACTTTTTACCTTCGCTAAATGTGAATTTCTTACCTTTGAAAGTTCCATTTTCAATAGCATCAATCTGCTCTTTAGCATATCCTGAGAGATCAGACCTAACTCCTTCATATCTCTCAAAATTTGCGATCACCATTCTTTTATGGTAGTCAAGATAATTCTGCTCAAGTGCTAGGCAATGCTCTGCTGTCCAATCTTCAACTCTCTCTTTTAGTGTAAGTGTTTCAGTAGTCATGATGTTTGTTTAATTACTTTTATTATAGTGGGGATTAGTAGAAAGAGGTGCGAGACTGTGCCACTTTCTGTGCTGTCACACCTAACAGATACTGGGATGGTCTTTTTGTGTTAATAGTAACTGCATAGTTCTTTTCTAACAAAACATCAATTTCTTCTGCCATGTCAAAAACATTAATTGGATTTCTTGAGATTGTCTTACCTAAGAAAGTAACAATTCTGAGTCTAGCATTCTTGATTGTCTCTCTCTTAGCATTGTGAACTTCATAGTAGTCAATTACTGTTTCTTCGTTTTGAGATTTGAATTGCATAATGTCCTCGTTTGTTATTCTTAGTATAAAGGGAAAATTGTGTTATGTGTGTATGTGTGTGACAGTTTAATCTTTGTCACTATAAGAACCCATAAGGCAATTTCCATACCTAACTTCGGCATAACCATACTCCTGAGCAAGATCATAACAAAGACCCCAACAGTCATCCAAGTCAACAAAACTTGAATTTTCGTAAGGTGCGGATGGGACGTGAACTGAATATCGCATAATTGACTGATTTGATTTGATACCTATAGTATGGCATAAAAAAACCCCGAATGGGGAAAGTGTGTGACAGTACTTTAACTGTCACACTATCGGTTTACAACTCCTCTACAGTCTCTATAGTCCACTCTGAGACGTGTTCCTCTTCAATAGGGAATGCGTTTATATTAGCGTGGGCAAGTTCTCTTGCTTCTGCTTCATTTTCTGCTTCAACTAATACTGTGAAGTAGTTAATCTCTGAGCATTCAATTCTAAACTGGTTCATGTTCTGTCCTCCATTGGTTTTTTAAAATCTGAGTTAGCATACTCTTTGATGTCATCAACAACATCATCATAAGCATCATCCCAGTAGTTTTTTGCTTCATCAATAAATTCTACATCAGGCAAGTCATTCATCATGTTCTCCATGTCCTCTTTGACATATTGAACTAAATCCTCGACTGACATATTATCGACAATGCGATCGACTAAATGATACCTAAGTTCCTGTAATTCATTTTGAGTCATACCAAACTTTTCAAGTTTGATTTGGTCATTCAAGTTAGTCATGAGTTTAGTCAAGTAGTTTTTCAAAGAATGTTTCGATCTCTTTTGGTAGATCTTCGATCATACCGTTATCTCTCAAGAGATCATATAATTTGATGAGTTGATATTGCTCATCCCATGTGATTTCATACTTATTCATGCTGCTACCTTCCAGTTTTGATATTCTGCTTCGCTTACAAAATCCCATAAGCGAATGAAATTTTCTAACCAACCGATTTGACCATCATTAAGTGTGATCTCTTCGATAAAGTGAGCGTGAAGCATATCAGAAGCATCATACTCTGGTAGGTTATGCTTAGAAAGAAAGTCCTCGTAGATAGTAACTAGGAAATCAATCGGGTCTTCTTGTTTCATGAGGTTTGTTTGCTTGATGTTCTTATTATAGGGTGCTTTATACCCAATGCGAGGAAGTGTGTGACACATAATTAACTGGCACAAGTACTATTGCAAGTTTAAAGATAACCTGCTAATTCACAACCAGGTTCATCATAAAACCAACTTACTGTAGTATCAGGAAATTGCTCTCTGATCGCTGCACAAATATATTCTGGTGGAGACCATGCAGTTTCAAAGGTTATTTCAAGACCATAATCATCTTCGGGTTCAATATCTACGTCAGATATATCCCATTTAGTTCCCCAGTTTTGAATCTGCCAGTCATACCATCTTTCGTCATTTTTTCCTGACTTTGGAAATTTAGCAGTTGTAAAGATAACTTTACCGTTAGCATCTTTATGCTCTTCTTTTACTGGCAACTCTCCATCTTCGTTAGGTGTTTCTGACCATACTGGACTAGGGACAAGTGCATTAAAAGGTGCTTCGCTTTCAAATATATTTCTGATCTTAGTGATCTCTTCAGTATTTTCTGAGTAAACTGTTACTCGATTGTGACACCAATTTGGCATGATATTAGGGATTGTAAGTGTGAATGATGTATCAAGGTTAAGGTATCCCAAAGCACTTGATAAATGTTTGCATAACCTTGATGTTCTTAATATAAACGATTTGTTGTAGGGATGCAATCGTTTATGTGACAGTACTTAAACTGTCCTAGAACAAGCAATTAAATGTGAATAGTATGATAGCAATGTAGATGAGGATGGTTCTCTCCTCTCTCACATTTTGATCTCTTTGATATGCTTCAAAGATTTCTTTTTTAGTGTTCTTAAGAGTGATTTTCAATTTCTTGTCCTCTTTTGTTAAATGATTTGTTTAGGATAGGAACATAGAGAACTCCATCATCTTTTAACATAGAGATCATTTTCATGAACCAAATGTCATTATACTGATGTTCAAATTCATCTAGTCCATCAAAGTAATTTGCTGACCAGTTCATGCTTCTTGCTCCAATGTAAAATTGTTCAAAAAAGTAAATTCGTAGCGATCTACTTCCTGAGGGTCAACTCCATTAACTACCCACTCCTCGTAACACGCTGCTGCTTCGGGAATGCGTCCATTAAGACCATTGCTAGTCATTGCTTCATAGAGTGAATCAATCATATTATCGATTGATGTTTGACGTTCAAAATTAATGTCCATGATTATTCAGATAGAGGGGATTCTCGTTTTTGAAGTTTGTTTTTTCCTTCAACAACATCTTCAACATAACGATTGATTTTTAGTCGGTCAAGATACTTTTGATGATCTTGCCAGTCTTCTTGATCTAACTGATAAGATAGACCAAGTTCTTCCGAAAAATACCAGAAGTCTTCCCAATCCTTAGGGGAATTAGTTACGTCCTCGATTGTCATCATTAAAAGGTGAATTGAAGTACGCTTTGTTGACTGTGTAAACTGTGAACAATGCCACAAGAATACCAAAGAATCCAAGAATCAAAATTGGACTCTGAGGAAAATCATAGAAAGGGACGTTAGGAATTTCGGAAACCATTAATCGTAAATAGGGGCGAAAAGTTGATAGTAGAAATCATCAAAGATTTTGAACTGATAGGATGTCTCTGCGAGAGTTTCATCCTGATCCCATCCTCTACTGAGAGTATTGGGGGGATGGTTGTAACAGTCTAAGACTGCTTCATAAACTGTTTCGTTCATTTGCTTGTGTTGATGTCCTTAGTATAACGTCCTGAGACCCCTCTGTGTGGGTCTGTGTGACGCTTTAATGACTGGTTAGGGTCATTGGTGGGTCGAAACAAAACTGAGAGGTTCAACTTAAAGAGCATCTTCCACTGGGGTCGCTCACCCTTGCCTCGTTTGTTTCGACATTTATAATATAAAGCACACGCTACACCTATGCAACCATATGTGTGACAGTACGTCAACTGTCACATTAGAACAGATCACTCAACGCTGTGTTAGGTAACCTACCATCTATAAGTGTTTTATATGAGTCATGTAACTCACATCCTATAAAATGCCTATCTAATTGTTTAGCGACCATTGCTGTAGTTCCTGATCCCATAAAAGGATCAAGAATAATATCACCCTTTTGACTACCTGCTTTGATGCAAGGTTCAATTAAATCAGGTGGGTAGGTAGCAAAATGTGCTTCCCTATATGGTTTGCTAGTTACTGTCCATACTGATCTTTTATTCTTAGTTGGATAACTCTTACTGAGTCCAGTATGAGGTTGTAAACCAGTTCCTTTATTATGATACTTACCATTAGTCCGATCTCTAGTTCCCCAATCTTTTGCAGGTTCTTTGATCGCTTCATTATCATAATAATAGTTCTTACTCTTACTGAGTAAGAAAATATATTCATGTGATTTAGTGCATCTATCCTTTACACTTTCGGGCATTGGGTTTGGTTTATGCCAAATAATATCTTGCCTAAGATACCATCCATCTTTGCGTAATGCGAATGCCAACATCCAAGGTACACCAATCAAATCCTTACTTTTTAATCCTTGTAGTTTGTTACCTCTTGCAGGTGAAAAACTAGGTAAATCTTGATTAGTTTTACTTACTGTTTGTTTAGGGTAATTGCCATCACTCCTATAGTTATAGTATGTGTCACCCATATTGACCCATAGAGTTCCATCATCAGTTAGAACATCCCTGACTTTTTTGAATACCTCTACCAGTTGGTCAATAAACTCCTCTGGACTTCCTTCTTGTCCAATTTGTTTGTCCTCTCCTCCATAGTCTCTAAGACCATAATAAGGTGGGGATGTTACGCACATCCTAACAGGTTCAGTAATTGTTGGGATAGTCTGACGACAATCCCCAAATAAAATTGTGTCTTTCATTTAGCAATAAGCGAGGGGTGGCACTCCTTCAATAAAGATTTGATTGATTACATTTTGGAGACGTGTAGCAATAGCATTGCCTTGCTTGTATCCAGTAGGCATTGTAACTTGTCCAAAACCTTTTTTGTATAGGTGGAAAGCACCAACTGGAATGAGACCGTCAGCAACTGCTTTACGATCATCTTTGTGAACACGAATAACACGACCAATAGTCTGTGCCATTTCAATGATAGGCAAGTTCCTGAGCAAAATTGTATGTGTCAAACCAGGTACATTTATGCCTTCACTAAGAATAGAATAATGGAAGATCACGAAGCGAATGTTATCGTCAGCACCCCACTCTTGTAGAGTATTGAAGAACTCTTCACGTCCTACTTTCTTGCCATTGATGACTGCACCAAACTTAGATGTAATGTGCATAACTTGATAACCTTCTTTACTGAAGTAATCAAGAATGGTAGTATGACCGAGCATATTGCCAAGAATCTTGCTACTAGGTGCTGATACTAGAATCTTGTTGTGATCTCCTTCAAGTGAATTCATGATGTCCATAAGATTATCCGCATCCACTTGATGAGCATTGACTCGATTCCGCACTCGATTAGTTTCAAAGGGAACTACCTTAGGTGGCAAGATAGCACCAGTCTCGATAAGTTCTTTTGCTGATACGCTTGCAATAGTTTGACCCCATACTTTGCTGTTAGTCATACCACGCTCCGCACTTACACCACGTCCAATACGAGGTGTTGCTGTGAAATAGTATTTACGATCAGCAATATATGAAACTGCTTTGAGTGACTGAAAAAAGTTCTTTTGGCAACCATTGTGTGCTTCATCATAATAGATGCAATCAATGGGAACACCACTATCAATAACTTTGTGAAGTGAGTGATATGTAGTGAATACAATAGCACTTTCCGCACTTGCTCTTGCTGTGTTCACAAAGAGACCAATCTTGTCCGCTTTTGTGCTGCTGAAGTGATGAGTCTCTCCGCTATGTGCATGACATACATGAGTCCATGTTTGAGGAATGAACTGCATGAACTCTTCACACAACTGATTAGCGAGAAGAATACGAGGTGCAACAACTACAATAGTTTTGTTACCTGTCTTCAACAACTCAAGTGCGTGTTGAATCATAATATAGGTCTTACCACCGCCAGTAGGTACAATCACTTGACCACAGGCATATTTTTGCATTGCATTGAAGCAACGCTGCTGATGAGGTCTCAGGTGAATCATTACAAATCTTTCAATACTGTTAGTATGACATGAAAAAACCCACCTGTCAAGGTGGGTGTGTCAGTTATTGATGTGTCACATAGTCTTCAACTTCTCCTAATACTGAACTGATCCAATCGTCTTCGGGTTCTTGAACAACGTCATTTTCTGACCATTCAAGATCGAATTCTTCATCATACATAGGTTCATTCCTTGAGATACTGTCCAAATCCATTGTTTTGTGAGATTCTAGCACACTCTTGCCAATGTTTAAGTTGACGTAGTTTTGCTTTTAATTTAAGAGTCTCCTCGGTGCTGTATAGAAAGGGGTCTTGCTCCCCTTTCTTGATAGCGTGTTTTAGTAGTTTGATTTCACGTTTCATAGGACTTTTGAATAATAAGGTGTGTGGTGAGGTTTGTCAATAGGGTTAGGACGCTTTGTTGACTGTCTGTTCTAAGATCGCTCTCATGTTAGTTCTGGTCATGAAAGTATCGTCAAACCACTTGCGGTACCCTTGTTTTGGACCTGATTTCTGTTTAGTTTTCAGTCCATTTTCGGATGCAATGTATAACCAATAGCAGAAGAATGGGACACCTTGATAATAACCATCAATCTTTCCCCTATCAGGGATCTTGAGGTCATTTATCTTCTCATAACCCTTGTCATTCTCTCTCTTAATCCATCCTTGAGGTGGCAATGCACCTGTTTTAGTGGTGGCAATGCCAACTTTCTCGCCATCTTCATCCAGTAGGGTTTCTGCTAGTAGTTTCATAAGTTCTACTACGTTCTTATCGAACACACCCATCTTCAAGTGGAATAAGAATAATGATGTGATAAATGTCTGATCGAAATCTTTAGACATACCACACTCATTCAGCAAATTATCAACTGCTTTAATAGTTGGTAGGTATTGCTGAACTGCAAGGGATGTCATTCTCCTCTTGTATTCACTATTAGTAATGTTATCGTCATCACTATCTGTCCATAATCCTCTGTCACCATAGACAGTAGCATTATCAAACATACAAGTATAAGATAGTGCTGTTACAAATTGACCATCTTGAAACTTCTTTGTGTATAAAGTAGTGTTCAAAGATTTCAGCACACCAGTAACAACCTCTGCTGCTACTTCTGCTGCTGTAGGGTTATCAAATGCCCAGTAAATACTCCTGATATCCCTAAGAGTCTTACCTTTATATTTGACTGCTAAGACATGATCGGGTAAGTTATCTGACATTTGATTTCGCCAGACGTACGCCCTTGAGTTAGCATCTATTGTCCACTCTGATCCTTTATTGAACTCTCGACCATCTTCCCATACATCATCTTCTGTAAGTTCTGCTAACGCTACAATAAAGTGCGTAGGGAATAGTTTAGCAAGGTGATCTAATACACCTTTCTTTTTAATTCTGTTGGTTACACTCCTTTGTGTAATCCATTGTGGCAACTCTAAAAATGCTGCTCTTGTGATGAGACCAATTTCGATCTCGTCCAGTTCAATATTAGCACAATCGCCAATATTAACTGGTAGCGAATACCATTCGCCAACCTTTAGTTGTGACATAATCCTCTATAATAGTAGGTCGGGTTATCATCTAAACAGACGCAATGTTCCGTTGATGACAGTATTATATATCAAGTTAGCAAGGGTGTCAAACCCATATTAACTCTATTTGTTGCAAACTTAACATAATCTTCATCAATGTCATATCCAATATATGACCAATTAAGATTATTTGCTGCAACTGCTGTTGTCCCAGTTCCCATGAAAGGGTCAATAACTACACCTTTATCAATGCCAGTTAGTTTAAGACAATCCTCTACTAATTTAACTGGGAATGTAGCAGGATGTTTTCCTCTTAAATCTTTACTATTAATTGTTTCATAGGGTATAAACCATGCGTTACCTTTATCTCTAAGGTTAGGTTTATTTTCTTTTGTATTGTTTCCTCTTATGTTTGCTTCATAGTATTCATATTTGACACCAACAGATAGTCTATCAATATTGACGTTACCATCTTTTGTGAAGTGAAATAGATTTTCCCATGTAGGACATAAGAATCTTTTACTATTAATTGGTTTAAAATGTCCGCTTGTCTTACCATTGACATGTACAGACTTAATCCAATTAATATTATTTTGTAATACCCAATCGTCTCGCAATGTCATTGCAACTTCCATGCCAACGAAAGGGTCAATATTTGAATAACCCATATTGACAAATAAATGTCCTTGATCTTTTAAGACACGTTTTCCTTCTTTGAATACTGTCTTTAACCAATCAAGATAATCATGTTTAGGTTTATTGTCAGAATATAACCCATATTTGATATTGAGGTTATATGGTGGAGAGGTAACGATAGCATCAATAGAACCCTCTTCAAGTTCTTTCATTCCCTCTATACAATCTTTTAAATAAATCATACTCCGAAATACTTTTTCCTCCACTTTTTAGCATTTGTGATCTTACAGTTAGGATGTGTTTCGATCAAGTCTTTACCTTTAATAAAACGAAAGTGAACTGTAGGGAACTCTACAATGTCCATGATGATGTAGTCAAGATCGCATTCTTCGATATGTTCCTTAACTTCCGAGGGAACTACCTTACGACCTGACCCTACCATAGCAGATGGGGCAAAGTTACATCCACCTTTAGTATAGCATTTACCTTCAACTTTCTTCAACTGTTCACGAATCCAGTCATATCCTTTACCATCTACATATTCAAACTGTGCGAACATCTTAGGAACTTGTCTCTCCAAGAAACGTGATGATGTTCTTCCGTCTCTGAATAGTTCATATAGGTCTTCTTCTTCCAAATCCCAAAACCTTACCTTACCAGTAAGATCATAGGTATAAACTGTGTCGTATTCAATAGGAGAAAGTTCTCTGAGTTTCATTGTGTTTGTTTAATTAATCATATTGTACAGCAAAAATCAGCAGAGGTCAACTCTGCTGATCCAGTTTCTAAATTGGCACACTATTCGTGTTTATACAATTCATTGAGGTGAAGAACATTGATAATTTCTTTAACCTCTTCCATCTTTTCAAGATAGAGTTCCTCTGAAATTACATTGTCTTTGAAATAACGTTTCTGTAAATTAGTAACGTATGAAAGGATAGCATCCTTGACAAGTTCTTTCTGTGAGTGATTTAGAATTGCAGACCTAATAACTGTCATTACCGCCATTTAGAGAGAGGGTTAGCGTTGTTCTTTGTTTGAATCAACTTTTCATTCTCTAGTATATCGGATTCATCAGGGTTGTGTGGCATTTGTGTTGCTTTCAAAGTAGAAAGGTAATTAATGACGTGTTCCCTGATTTCCATCAATTCATTAAAACAATCTTGGTTGTATGCACAACCTCTCAGATCACTATCTGGTTTGTAAACCGATTCGGTAAACAAATCCAATGCCCTTTGATATTTGATATCAGGGGTTTCTTTACCGACTGAATTTTGATCTTTCATTGACTTAGAGTGTATTCTATTCCGTAGTCCACTTCTGAACTATCATCAAATTCTATGTCATCATAGAATTCTTCGATATCATCACATTCATTACCATCTATCTTCCTCTTGAGTTCTCGACCTTTGTTGTCCTCTGGTGTCTTTTTCATAGTGTGAATTGTCTCCTTTTGGAACTCTGTAGGTACCGTTATTGTTTTGACGTTTGTCACGAATGGATTTGCCAGGATAATATGATCCTCGTTCAGACCCACCTCTGCGAAAAGTCTTACCCATTTGATTGATAGTGAATTAAATAAACTACTTGATGTATATATTAACGATTGAAAGGAATGACAGTTGAGTCGCTATCATCTTCATCAATCGTATTCTCTTCGATTACTTGAATTTCATCAAAGACATATCCGACTCCATGAAGGAAGTCTTGAGTTTTTTCTACAACTTCTGTCAAGATAGTTGCTTCAAACTCTTTAGTGGTGACAGTTGCATCATCATCTGTGCAAGTCAAGGTGAATGAGGGCATTAGTTTGAGTGCCAATAACTACCCTTACATACTAGCATAAAAGGACTCAGGTGTCTATGAGGTGTGTGCCACCCCTTTAATTGGTTATGTAATTGAGGTTGAGGACGATTCTTATGGGTTCATTAGTACACGTTGTTCCTGTATGTTCGGTTGACCCATCAAAGGTTACAAATCTATTGCACTCTGACGTAACAACCGAACCATCTTTGAATTTGGTATATCCATCATTTGTATTGAGATACAATATGGATGTCTTCATATTTGAGGGTGCATCATTTATATCAATATGATACCCATGTTCTAATATATTTTCTGTTCTTGTAATTAAATTTGCTTTCGCTCTCACCAATATTGCAAATTTGGTTTTCTCTTTGATCTTATTGATGACTGGTTCTAACTTACTGTATAAAGGAGACTGAGGTAACCCGTCAGCATAGAAAAAATGCACCAGTTGAATGTTACTCAACACGGGTGCATTTGGAACTACTTGGGATAAGTACCAAGGAAATTGATGATCTACGAATAGACGTTGAAGGTTATTGAAATCTTGAGGACTTAAAAAATCCTCGATCACATCAAGTTGCATAATAAAATTTTATTAAATTAAGAAGGTTTAGTTGGCCAAGTGACGTTTTCTAATCTTCCAGTTGTTGTGTTAATACTTGCTGAAGGAGAGTTAGCAGGTAAATCTCTTAATGCTTGACGATATGTTTTCCATGCATCACTCATTGTTACATCAGAATTTGCCATCCAATCACATTGCTCAAGAAGTTTGTTTCTTCTTGCTCTAAGTTTCATCTTGGGCCACTCACTTACTTTAAGTGCTTCAAAAGTATTCTGTTGCTCAGTAGTGAGAGTAGGTTGAAGAATTTTTCCTGTTGCCACTTCAACAACAAAATCATCAATACCCATTTTCCTGAGTAAATCTCCAGAAGGGGGTACTGCTGCAATGTAATTGTTATTATCTGAAGTTGTAATGTCTGCCATTGTTTTAATAAATTAATTTTTACCTAAACGGAAAATACCAACATTGAGGAATCCTCTCATTCCACCACTGTCATTGTCTCCCTCTCCCCAATAAGAGTTACATCTTACTGAGATTTCTTGGTTACTTGAGTTAGTTTTATTCCAGAACCAAGCGTGTGAACCAGCGATACGATATGTTTGAATTCCACCTTCTTGTCCTCTCATTTGAGAACCTAATTGTGAACCAGCAACATAACATCTTACTGCCCAAGCGTCCCAGTCATTGCTTGGATAGTTACCACTTTGGTCTGAAGGAGAATAACCTGCATTAATAATATATGCACCAGGATCACTCGTGTTGACACTAACAGAGTTTTGGGTGTTATTTCCTGAGGAACTAACGTCCAAATTGTTACTATACAACTGAGATTGGTTTTCTCTAGGTCCGATAAATGCCATTGTTCAATTAACCTCCGTAAGATTAAACTTATACTTCTTACCGCTTCTTCTATTTATCAAGAAAAGATCATTTTCACCCTCTTGAATAGTGTAAGAACCCCAACTCCCATCTACATCATTTTGACTTCCTTCATTGCTGAGATTAAGGTCATTGGTATATACGTCTCTCCAACGATTACCGCTAGTTCCTAAATCGTAGGAGTTGTTATTGTTAGGATAGAGTGCAGAGGAAGATAAAATTGCTTGAACACTACCATTTACCAACCTATCAGATTGCAAGTTAGCGAAAACATCAGTTCCACCACTATCTAAGTAACTTCCAGTAACTTGTAAGTTTCCTGAGACAGTAGTAGCACCAGAGAGAGTCGGACCTGCGGTACCTGCCCTATTGGTGATAGTATCAACTTTTACTTGTGACATTTTACGAGTTTATCCTTTGTTGTTATTTATAAAAGTACCCATGAACCATTAGATTCAACGGTAACTGTGACACCATTAGCGATTTCAAAACCACCAATAGGAGTTGCAGAAAAACCTGCACGAAATTCATCACCTTGAGAAGGTCCGATTGAAGCATTCTCAGTTAATATATGTCCATTGGTTCTGATAATAGAATCATTACCAACATTTGGACCTCCACCACCAACAGATGTCCAACCAGGATTTCCCTGACCATCAGCATCCGCTTTATATACTTCAGCAGAGTCTAGAGAAGTGTTGAATCTTAGAGTTCCTAACGAAACACCAGTAGGTCTTTGTCCAGTTGTACCAGAAGGTAATCTGAAAACACTATTAGTATTTAGAAAAGATAATGTTGTGATAATTGCTTGGGTGGAATCAGCAATCTGATTTCCACTAATTCTTTCTAATGCCATGTCAGAATGTGATCCTCCGTTCTATTTAGATAGGTAACTCAAGAATGTGAACTGTATCGGAAGCTAAAGGTGCATCACCAGATGCGAATACAACATTAGCACCATTAGTGTCAACAGTATAATTTTGCCCACCAACTTGTGTAACACCATTTAGACATACAATAACTGAGTTAGCAGTATGCTTAATGTTTGGGTTAGAGTAAGTAGTAAGAGCAAAAGTTAATGTTGCACCATCACCTGTATAGTTTCTAGTAATGTATTTGGCAGCAGAGTTACCACCATTACCAGTAACAATCAAGTCACCATCAATCCTTACATCACCTGATAAGTTTACCCTATAATCATTATTAACAGCAGTACCAATACCGATAATTGTGCTGTTGTTGTAAGAACTAATATTGATTTCACCAGTATCTGTGAGACCAAACTCTTTCCATGCTCCATTGTAGTATATCCAACCAAGCGACTTGCCAGGTGACCAGTTGATGTTATAAACAAGATCACCATCAGCAGGGGTATCGTATCCTGTGATATTAGCAAAACTGGGGAGTCCATTTGCATCTTCAGGTGCTAGTAAGGTTTGTTTAATTACCGTACCATCCTGATTATAATAGGAGATCTTTCTTGCTTGAATATTGTTTGTGAATGTAGTCAGACCTTGGAAGGTAACGGGACCAGCGAAAATAGATTCCAACTGGTTTGATGCACCACCAATAACGGTGAGTTTATCAGTAAGAACTAATTCAGAGAATGTTTCAATGGTAGTATTCTCTTCACCAATAACGTTAAGTTGTGCAATATCTTCGTTAGTGATCTGACCAGTAACAGGGTTAATTACCTGATTACCAATGAACAGGTCACCATTAGAGTTAAGACCAGAGTAGAATGAAACTCCACCATCTTCTTTAATAGACTGTGAGAATCTAACCTGTTCTTGTGTTAATGTTTCTACCTGTGTCTGAGGGAATGCAGTTGAATAGTTACCTGGTCCGAAACCAAGATATTCAAACGTATGGTTACCAGATCTCAGGATTGAGTGCCTTCTAAACTCAACGTTGATAGGTGCAACTGTACCATCAGTGTTTTGTCTAATATTAATCTTTCTTGTTTCCTCATCACCATTTCTTGCAGTCAGTTCAATGTTAGAAAGTCTAGCATTAACAGAATCATAGTTAGGTGTAGTACCTGGTTGTGTCCAACCAGTATCAGTTAACAAGAACTGAATACCTTCCTTAGTAATAGATCTCTTAGGATCTTTTGCAGGTGTAGGATTAGCACCATCAGTTGAATTTACAAGACCGATAGTTTCGTTGTCAGCGACGGAAACCGCAGCAAGAGGGTCAGCAACAGGATTGTCTCGGTCAAACGTAGGATAGACTTCGTTGACATTTTGAGAGAAGAATCTGTCGTTGAAGTTAGAAGTTGAAGGTGCAATAGATGCACAAAGCAAGGTAAGATAGTAGATTCCATCGTTAACACCTCTCTCAAATTCTTGTACAACTTCAATATCGTAGATATAGAAGGTTCGCTGTAAAGCATATGATGTTGTATCACTATTAAGAGGTTGTAGTACGAAACCACTAATAGGATCTCTAGGCAGAGGATTAGTTTTGTCCTTGTCAATCACATAACGTACACGATATGTTCTATCCTGCAAGTCACGAGGGTCAGGAATCCTCTTAAGGAATGTAGTAGGAGTGAAGTTAACAGTATTATATTGTGTATTAGATGATAATGTTGTGTAAATTTCATTGTTAGTGGAATCTACAGAGATGTACCAACCACCAACAGAACCAGCAACACCACCAATTGTATATGTATTTTCATCATATTGGATAGGAGATCCAGCAGTACCAGCAAGTTTACCAGATACTGAAGGACCATATGGTGAAATAGATGCCTGTTGAACTGTTGCTTCAGTTGCACCATTAGCAACCAATAAGCAATTCAATTTGTCTGCGACAGCAGTATTACCCGTGCCATCTTGACGAGCACCAACTGTGAAACCTTGGACTCTTGTTGTAGGAGGTGACGCTTCAACCGTATATCCATAGAGATAAAGTCTAGTTCCAGGTGTCCCTCCTTGTCCCGCCAGTGCCGCATTAATTACTTTTGTTCTTTGAATATCGATGTTCACCCAGTTAACAGATGTTTCCTCACCGAAGATAACGTTACCGTTAACTGTACCAGTGTTTGTTGCTGTTAATGTGACAACCCTTGTATTTGTATTGACATTACCTACAGTTGCACCAGATCCAATATTGGTGCCACTAACTGTCATACCCTGAATTACTCCGTTGATGGATCCATCATTAGCGAGAGTAATAGTTGATGCAGCATTAGTACCAGTTGCAGTTGTACTAATAACATTGAGAGATCTAGGTGGGATGATGTGCGTAATCGCACCTGCTTTATCTTTTGAGAATGCTTTTGCTTTGAAACCTACAGAGCGAAGTGCAGTATTACCAAAGTTAGAGTTACTGTTAGTAATCGACATGTCACCACCGCTCAGTGCAATGAAGTGACCAGCATATCCAACAGCGAACACCGAAACTGCCTGAATGAAGGAGTCATTACTACACTTAATGTGCTCATGTCCCCATCCTTTACGATACTCAGCGAAACCATCTAAGTGAGCACCATCACCAGCAGTTGCAACATCATAGTTACCAGTAGAAGCGTTATATCTTACGAACGCTCTATCATCTTTCTGCAGAGATAGACCAGTAAACTGGGCAACAACCATTGATTTGAAACCAGTTGCTTTGCTACCATCAGCGTGCATACCGTTCATACCCCATACAGAACGTAGGGATAAGTTAAACGCATATGGTGATGCAGAGTCAACAGTATCAATCTCTGTCTTAACAGTAATATTTGAACCTACAGCGTTTCCTGTTGGTTCTCCTTGCATTTGGTAAGTAAAAACGTTGCCAGATGCGGATGTGACTGTAAAACTTCCGTTATAAATTCCTGCATCAAGATCGGATTGCGGTCCAGTTGATCCTGTAACACCACTAACGTTGATGTTAACACCAACGGAAAATCCGTGATCTCTGGGGTTATCAAACTCGTCAACAGTGACAGCCGTAGCTGTCTGTCCATTTCTTGTGATTTGTAAGACTCTGTATTCATCGGAGATAGGTCCAACGATTCTATTTTCCTCGACCCTTGCCTGAATTTGGTCAGTAGCAGGATCGCCAGAGGTATCGGGAATCGTTGCGAATGCTTTCGATACCTTCTGATAATAAATTTCTAAATCTGTTCTTTCAAGAATATTAGGAACAGCAGAATAGTCCCCGTTAGGAACAGTTCCACCCGTAATGAGTGAAGCAAGACTATTCAATCCATCAGCAAACTCAAAACAAGTGAGTCTATGATGAGAAAACTTAGGTGCTAGTGTTTCTACACTATCAGGTTTATAATATACACCCTCTTCAGCACCATCAAAGAAGGAGAACTGCCAGAAGTAAGTACCACCAGTTACCTTGAATACTGCTGTTCTTGGTGGAACTTGAGACTCTGTGTTAATACCCTTGGCAGGGAATGTAGTAGGATAAGGAACATACTTAGGGATAATCTTAGTTCTTCTAAGATCAGTTCCAACTAGAGAACAACCTCTTGGAACAATAATACCACCTTCAACAGAGTTATATTTGTAGAGGACATTATTTGGAGATGATAAATCTAAGTTTGAGTTAGCATCAATCGGAGCAACGTTTGTGTATAAAATTTCACCTGGTCTGTTATCTACAACATATTCAGCAGGATAAAGCATGATGCTAAAAGCATCAAATTCGTCATTACTAAGACCAACTCTATATGAGAACCTTGCTACTTCTAAAAATGCTCTTTGAATAGATTTAAAAGGTCGCAAAGCAGAGTTACCCCTGTTGTCAATGGCATCAGAGGCATCAAAGTCGTCTGGATTGACGTATATAATACGTCCAGTTCTGGACGTAATAATATTCTTTAGTCTAGTTAGTGACATCTTTTACGCTGCTTTTTTAGTTATTTATTGAAGGATCAACCACCACCTTCTCCACCACCAGAGGCAGATTGATTAAAGGTTTGTGTTGTGAATCCAGTTGTAACATCTTCAAATCCTACAAGACTGAAAGCGTTATTTGCTGTTGTGCTGTTGACCACGACTCTTTCGCCAGGACCAACAACAATAGAAGTAATTTTATCTACTTCATTATTACCGTTGGTAACACCATCTACAATGTAGTTTTCTGCTTCAAGTGCAGTAGTAGCAACTGCAACTGAACTAACAGTCACCGTACTCCTAGATGCAGTTCCGAGTTTAGGAACGTCTCGGAAAGTATCAGTAGAGAAATCTGCTGATCCAATTCCCTTTACGACATATAATGAAGTTCCACTATAAGAACGAACATAACCATAAGGACCTGCTGTCTGTCCTGTTACTGTATATGTAACACCAGAAACTGTGAATGTATCAGTCGAGTTAGTCCAAGTTCCATCAATATCGTAAGCATAAAACTCAGTATAAGTTGGTGAATTTGAAACAGAGATAGACCTATCAGAACCACCATAAGCACTATTAGCAGCAGTTCCTGTAGTTCCTTCGTAAGTATATAATGTATCAGGTGGAGTTCCTTGTGAGAAATCATACTGAATATATGCAGTTCCACCACTACCTGCTGTTCCTACAACAGTTTTACCAGTAGTGTATTCAGTTCCATCATCTTCAGTACCTGCTGTATTATCAGGACCCCACTCTCCATTAACAGTTGAAGATAAACTCCAATCTAATCCTGACATTGAACTATCAGAATTATCAAATCTATAGATTCTATCATTGAATACTGTCAATGTATCTGTAAGATATAAATTATAAGTTCCACCAGCAGTTGTAGTTGAATATGCAAATTCATTCGTTGCACTACCAACACCACCAGTTGATACAGTTCCAGTTCCACCACCAGAACCAGTTACAGCGTCACCATCAGCAAATTCAGATCCAGATCCATTAATGGTAGAAGGACCGATAGTAACAGCAGAAGCACCTTCACCAGATGATGCTAAAATTGTAGCAACTGTAGTATTACCACCAGTTCCCTTTGTAATTGTTTGACCAACTGCAAATGTTCCATTAATCGATTCTAATGTGATGATCCTAGCAGCAAACTTTTTAATGTAAATAGTTGTAGTAGGTGGTGTATAGAAAGATTCAAATATAAATGTCGATTCTTTATCGTCCGAAGTAAATTTAGTACCTGGTGCGAAATTAGAATTACTCGCTGAGATTGCAGTATTGACTGTAAATCTATAATCAGTAATTGCATCACCTCTATGCAACAAGTAAGTTGATGCATCTAAAGTTAATTTCTGATCGTAGTTTTTGAGTCCTACTTTATATGCGGAACCAGTTCCGTCATTTGCAACAGTTAATACAGCAGACGCACTACTATCAATAGGAGCAGAATACAGCACCGTATTAGTGTTTGCCGAGGGTTTTAACTGTGCAAGAATACCTTGATTTGCCATTTTTTAAATTAGAATCCTGCGTAAAAGAATTGTTGTAGTCTTGTTCGACCAGTTAGGTTTGCTGCTCCAATACCTGCACCAAAGTTAACATCTTCAGTAGTAACGTTTTCGGTAGATAATAGCGTAGCATCAGCATCAGGAAACTTAATTGTTCTTCCTAATGTTATGTTACTCATGTCCAAAGTAACTGAACCAGTATTGTTGCCAAATTGTTTCAGAGTTGGACTAAACAACGTTTTGTTTCTCATATCTTGCGTAGCAAGTTCAGTAACAAGAACGTTATTGGTTGCAGTAGGATTATTTAGTAAAGAAGTCTGAGGGAACTCAAATACTTCATTAGATAGTGTGTTTTGATTAGCAACTGAGAAAGTAGTTTTCTTAGTATTTTCTGTAGGATCTTGTAAAACTAAAGTTTCTACTGCTTTGTTTTGTAATGTTTGAGTAGCATTAGTACCAACCAATTCAATATTTTGATCGGGAACTGTAATGGTTCTATTCGCTGTTAATGAAGAAGTATTCATTATAGCGTAAGAAGTTCCAACTTCAGCGTTTGCTACAAACTTTACATCAACAAAAGTTTTACTAAGTGAGATTTGCTCTGTCTTTGTATCAAGTAGTGTTGATACAGTAGCTGTAGGTTCAGATGTCGTGGTAACTGTACCTGCATCAGGTAAGAAGTAAGAACGTCTTGCACCAGATGTAGTTGGCCAGTTAATTTGGAAGATTGCCTCTTCACTACCATCAGTAATAACAAAGTTATCTTCATCAATCAGAAGAGTTTTGTTTGTTAGTGTCTGCTGTGTATCATTTCCAACTAATGTTGTTCCATTACCCGAAGTAATAGCAGGTAATGTCATGATACGAGTATTAGTTCCTGTTCCTACACCAGAAACTTCAAATCTTGCCTTAGGACCTTGTGCATCTTCTAAGATAAAGTCACCATCAGCCATCAAGAACTGACCCGTAACTTTAACAGCACCCGTTCCTTTCGGTGCTAAAACAATATCTGTATTGTTTGCGACACTATCAACAGCAGTTACAAACAACGAGGTGTAACTGTTACCATTATCAATCCTAGACATATATAAACCACCGTTACCAAAACCCAGACCCAGTTGGTCATAAGCATTTTGGTACAAACCAGTGTCCCTGTCCAAATCAAAGCAAAGACCAGGATCGCTCTTCGAGCCTCCTGCGACACCTTTATGCAGTTGATTAATTTTTGCTTTTCTGTTTGGAATCAAAGGGTCAGATACAACTACTGGAAGAATTGCTTCTCCAGATAGGTTGGAATCTGAGATTGTTTCCAACTGAGAAATCTTTCTAGTTCCCACGAATAATCACACTATTTCCTACAGGTCTATTTATAAAGAAAGTCAACCCCCTATCAGGTTGTCAGGATTGTCTTCATTCTCTTCTTCCTGAGTTTTATATGCCCATTCATCTGTATGTCCTACAGACCACCATTTAGGTAGAGTTTCTACCGCATAATTTTGTGTGCATACCTTAAAATCAGGTCGTTTGAGATTATCATTATCAACCAAACTATTATCAAAGAACTGACACCTATTGTTTGGTTGTGCTGCAAATTGTCCGTTATCTAATGCAATAATATTAAATGTTTTATGCTCTGGATCATGCTCTGAGAAATTTACATCTAATACAGAGAAATCAGGATGAGCAGTATCAATCGTAAACTCATATTCACCAGGATGCATCTGCTTATCTTTACCAAAGAAAGAACATCTACCTAAGATAGGTTTTTCAACTACAGTAATATTATAGTCGAAGCAATCCCAAAGTTCTAATACATCCAATGGTAATTGATTATCCCAATCAATATCTGGTTTCCATACAAATGCACTGAGAGGTAACTTGTCAAACAACGCACCATAATCAGTGAGTAGTGTCTCAAAATATAATGCCTTTGCTTGGATACTTCTTACTGAGATCCAAATGCCAGGCGTAAGTTCTCCATGTCCCTCTTCCAAGTCATAAAGATATTCTTTTTTAACCCATACTTTTCTGGGCGGTAGAGGATGTACTAAGTATGCCATTATGATGCAAAAATAACGTTTTCAACGTGTCCGTCTTCAAATTTTACATATGCTCTTGGTGTAGGAGCATAGTAAGTTTTCCAAACAGCAGGATATAATTCTAACTGTTTATTCAAATAGAACGGAGATATTTTACCATGATTAGTGTTTTTTACGACAGTAATTGTTTTACTATCTTCAAATGAATATGTGCCAGTATAGTCAATAGACCAGAGAAATCCTTTTGGATCAATCCAGTAATTTGCAAGATAACCATCTAAATCTTGAGTTCTCAACTCTCTATTCCAGAAACCAGGACCGAGATCGAAGGTAGAGAAAATGGTGTCGTATATTCCCACTTGTTGTTTCATGGTACTAATACTATCTATGCTGACCACAGTTTAACATTAAAACCTGCAGAATATCTTACATCATCAGATTTGTTTTCACCTACAGCATGATATAAAGAAGCAGGAAATAATACTAATGAACCTTCATCAGGAGTAAAATCAAATACAGTATATGCCAAAGTCTGTTGTCTAATTTCATTTGTATAATTTTTCATAACTTCCCACTGGTTAAAAGCGTTCGGAGATTCAAAACAGAGATCTCCTGACTCTGGTGGTGTATGAATCCATAACACACCAGACATTTCAGCACCAGGATGACAGTGTAATACGTTAGTATCACCTGGTTTGTTCATATTTAACCAATGTGATGTGACTTCAAAGTTTTGAATATTGTAATAGTTATTACTATTGAAGAATTTAATAAGAGTAGAGTTAATAGTTCCTAGAACAGGACCATCCTTTAGTGACTGAGAATGCCAACCTGTATTTGATTTAGTAATCCCTTTTGGATCAGCAGCTTTCTGTGCGTCTATAAAACTAATTAAGTCTGCTTTTATATCGGCATAATCATCAACAGCAACATGATGAATATTTGTTGGAAATAATGGAATGATAGTCATAATTTATTTAATAAAAAAAGAGAGGTGTTTCCCAAGCACCTCTCCAGTAATAACAAACACTTACTTATGAAAGAGGGGCGTTCCTTCTAAACGGAAATCTTTTGTACTCCCCCCGAATGACTTTTATATTATAGTAGATTCTGTCGAAGTTGTCAAGCCAAATATCAGATTTGAACTGATGACCTTTGCTTTACAAAAGCACTGCTCTATCCACTGAGCTAATCTGGCGATAGGAGTGGGGGGACTTGAACCCCCACGACATTGCTGTCAACAGATTTTAAGTCTGGTGTGTCTACCGATTCCACCACACTCCCGTCATTTTTTCTTGAATACTCCGAGTCGTGCTAAAAGATAAACAGATAGGACAGTCCAAAAGACCACTTCTAATCCGACATTGTTCATGCAACGTCCTCCTGTTCCATAAATTGTTTACGAAACTCTTCGACTTGATTTACTACATCATCTGACACAGGAAGAGATGATTGTAAGATGGGTGACATTAATACTGCCTTTCCATCTTCACGTTCAATTCGCCAGATGACTCGATTACGTTCGCACATATTCACTAAGAATTCTAGATGATCCTCAGCTTCTTGTAAAGTGCAGTTAATAGGTGGATTCATTGCTCTGCAAAACAATAGGTAACTAGATCAGAGTCTACTTCATTCTGGATGTTAGATACAGTCTCAATAAAACCTTGAGAACCTTTCTTATTCCATTGCCACTCAATCGTGTCTTCGTAACCCTCGCTATCTAAAACTTTGATAGACCTACGAGAGAAATTGACAAAGATGTGTTCGATATGAAGTGATTCGTGATCGTTCATCGTGTCCCTCGTTTACCCCATTATTATAAGGTATTAGAGGGTAGGTGTCAAGTATTTAGTTTAAGAAAATGCTTGCTGCTGTCAGTTTCATAACTGCACCTGCAGTCAGAGTCATGGCAGCACCTGCTGTAACAGAAGCTGCAGTAGCAGAGTTCATTGCAATAGCACCTGCAGCAACGTTAACATTATACAAACCTGTGACAACATTATTATTGTACCCAGTTGCACCAGAGGTAACTGAGACAGGACCTAAGGGGTTTGCGACAATATATCTTGGAATTGCATCAGCAGCAGAACCTGCAGGTGTCATAACAGTTTCACAAGAACCGCCAATCTTCCTAATAATACCTGCTTTTAACTTAGGAATAGGTGATGGTGGGAAGTTAATAGTTTCAAATAATGTAGTTGTTGCAAGAGTGATAGAATTATCTGCTGATAGAATCATTTCCGCAGCACTACATGTTTGTTGAGATGAAGAGTTCTCAAAAATACTACCAGTAATCTTTGTAGATGTAGATCCTATGTTACACTCAGCACCTTGTAGTTCAAACTTAGCACCAACAACACTCATATCAACATCAGATCCAAACTTGATACCATGTTTTTGGATTCTTGTATTAACTTTTTCACCTTTCTTATCAACAACCTTGGGTGCACCTTCTGCATCAAGGAAGAAACCACCACCAACTTCGATATGACAGTCACCAGTAATTTTTAAGAAGTAGTCACCATCAATATTACGAACATAATCACCATCAATAGTTTTACAATCATCCCCATGTACCTCACAGGTATAATTACCTGCATAAGAAGAGTGATCTGCTACTAAAACTGCGTCATCATTATTGTTAGTTGTATTTCTTTTAATATATTCTTGATACTGTGCTTCTAACTGGTCATCACTCAAGTCTGCATTTTGTTTTCTTTTCTCTTGCAACCATTTCCACTTTGCGTGTTCTTTATTATTAATCTTAACTGAGGTATGAGTAGTTCCGTTCTCATTTTTCTTTTGAGTTCCTTCTCTACCTGGTGTTCCTACAAATAATTCATATGCACCATTAATATAAGTCGTAGCAGCAGAAAGATATGGATCAGCAGTATTGAAAATATTATCAATCAAACCACCACCACTACCATTGTCACCACAACTACCTCTAGTTTTTCCTCTAATCTTATTGATAGTTTCTAACTCCTCAGGAGTACAGTGTGTAACACCGAATAAAGGATACCAACCAACAGTATCTTTACCACCATCCATAGGACGATTACAATTACCACCAGTAAATTTAAGGAATAATGCCATCAAACCAGTGATTGATGTAAGACCTTTTGTAAACATGTCTGTGGCATCTTCAAAGATTTTTGTTCCTTTCTCCCATGCATCAATAATCTCTTTTGCTTTACCGATACCATCTACAATAGTCTTTACAGTATCAACAATCTTTAATGCTGTGTCAAGAATTTTTTGAACATTACAAACAATATCGTCAATAATCTTTTGAACACCAGATAAGACCATTGCTGCTTTGTCAATCATTCCCTCTAAGAAACTCTCAACAATACCAAGAATAGATCCAATGGGATCAGCGATATATCCAAGAAGTTGATTATCAATAACACAAAGTTGTGCTAGGATTTGTGTGACTGCTTTTTGAATAGCAGTAAACACAACAAATGGAACACCTGTAGCACCACCAAGTAGATTTACAAGTTCTAATTGTTCTGCTAAACCTGCTAATGATTGTCTGACTGCAGCAACAACCTGAGTAAATACAGCACTTAAGAAGTTTTGTAATTTTGCTGTGAGTACTTTAGCAGTAACGAGTTTACCTGTAATGATACTGATAAACTCTCCATCCTTTTCAGTCTTAATTAAGGTGCCTGCAGTTTCTGCAATATCTTCAACTAAATATGAAAGTTTATACTCTAATGTTCCCCACGGTCCTTTAACACCGTTAGCAGTAGGAATTGGTTTATCTGTGTCTTTAGGTTTAACAGGGTTAACAGTACCACCATTAAGTCCAGTAGCGTTACCAATGTTGTCAGGAGAACCATTTCCACCAGGTTCTGTAGTTTTCATACCTGGCAATGCAACTGCGTTAGTATCACCTTGACGTAAGTAACCTTCACCTTGATCAGTTGCTAATGAGTCATTTACATTTGTGGGATGTTTAGCAGCATGATTTACTCCAAGACCTTCCTCAAACTTCTCACCTGTAAAAGCAAATACCTGTTTATTCTTAGTGTCAGATGACTTAGTTACACGCAACACACCAATAACAATAGGCATCTGTGCGTTTTCTCCATCCATGAAGAAACCCATAACAATAGCACCAGGTTGAAGTTGTCCAGAACTTTCTCCTTGTCCATCATTACCTGGTTGACTGGTATGTTGTAATACAGTTGCCCAAGGCAGTTTATCTGTAGGAAGATCTGCTGTCGTTCCTCCCTGTACATTAGTATAGTATCCTAAGATTCTGGTCTTTACACGACCAAGTTCCATAGGATCTTCATTGTCTTCAACTTCACCAACCCACCAAAAAAATCCGTCTTTACCGACGAAATTAATTGTGGGTTCATTTACAATGCCATCAATCGTAGCTACCATTATTCACACGGTATTTTTTAGTATTTAGGAGATTCGAGTATATTTGTAAAAATACTCCGTTCCCCAAACCATGTTGTTATCCTTATCGTATCCTCGATCTCGGTTCAACATTTTAGTTCCATGAAGTTCTAATTCAGAAACAACACGATCACCTTTCAAACCAATGCATTCATTGCCTTGTAATTTACCAAACCATGAACCATTGGAGAAGGTAAATATCATATCACATTTACCATCTCTTGTCCAGTCTAGATTGTAGTTCTGAATTATTACTTCTGTCTCACTTAATATTTCAACTTTATGAAATCTTTCTCGATAAGGTTTATTGGGTCCTTCTCTTCTGTAGAAATTTTTGGAATGAAGTCCCCCTGTAACCGCAGACCAGATAACCTCTACTTGGGAATAACTGTGCGGATTTGATTGTGCTTGATATCTATTTGACCAATGACCTAGTAAGTAGTTCTCAATCGTCGTACATGCGACACTCTGGCTCACTTGGATTTACCTCACAAAATAATTCTAAAAAGTTAGGATCATGGTGATCGCCTGCTTCAATCTCTTTACGGTGATTGTGTGCATATACTTCTAACTCATGCAACTCTTCGCTGTAATGTCTGCGTGCTGCAGGTGAAGTCATCGGATTGTCTAGGATTTCTCTGTCCTTTTGGATGTGTTCTTCTAGTGTTTTCATGTGTGTAACCATAGGATACAGTACTATTTATGCAGTTAGACTGTCTTTCATCAACTGAAGCTCTGTAGTTAGAGTGCTACCAGTCGATTTGTGTGCTAGTGCTACTATAATGTAGCGTCCGCTATACTTTTTGTCAACTTTTACAGCACCAGTATCAGGTAAATTTGAGGGAATCTTAACAACAATACCACCACCTGTATACAAATCTAAATTACCAGGCACAGTAATAGTTAATTGAATGTTCTTTAATGTTTCAATACGCATCCATTGATACGCTTGTAATTCAACAATTTGTTCGTAATTTCTTTGAGGATTATCTTTAAATTTAGGATCAAAAATTTGATTAGGAATCATTTCATACCTAACTCTTTTTGGTTGTTGTTGAACATTTTGAATAGCAGTATCTAATGTAATTTGAGGGTTCTTAGCACCAGATCCATTCAAGTGAGACATTCTCTTCCAACTATCTTTTACAGCATATCTGTAAGCATCGGCAGATAAATCAGAACTTATTCCAAACCTTGATCTAGTGATAAAAGTTGGATCGAATCCAACACTATATCCAGACCAAGTACCGTTTCTTAAACCAACTAAGTAATCTCTTTCTTTTGGAAATGAAATACCATCAATCAAGAATTGATCGTTTGAACTTAACGTTCCGACTTTCTTAGGAGCGTAAGTATATTCATATAGTTTGTAGTCACCTAACTCTGATTTTGGATCAGTTTCATTTTTAGATTGATCGTTAATTCTATCAATCAGTGTATCAATAGACTTAAAATGAAATCCCAATGCATTTTCAAAAAATGCAAATCCATTCTGTAATTTTTGACCTGTTCCAGATTTACGAATTGATCTTTGAGACAACCAATAAATTAGATCAAAAGGTCTCCAGTTAGGAGAGATAAATGTTTGTTTATTTAAAGTCTCCTCCATGTATATTTTTTTGCCAGTATTAATATATTTTTTACCCATTAAAGTTTTAATAATTTCAGTTGCTTCAGTTTTATTCTGAAAGATAGTTTCTGAATTACCAAAAACATTCATTACTTCATTTCTTACATACTCATCTGATACTAAGTTAAGCAAATATATTTCTGTAAATTGATTAGTTCTAACTCTAGAATCAATTTGATAACATCTAAATCTATATGTTCTATCAATAATAGAACTCTTGACACTCAAAGCAAATTCTTCACTACCAGTCATAGTTTGAAGGATGCCAGCAGAGTCCTCCAGAATTAGTCTCATTTCCATACAAGCCTGAGTCAGACTTTCATATACTTCAAAACCTCTCAAGAAAGATGATAGATCATCATTACCCTCTGATGTTTGTAATTTTCTACCATTTTTAAACATGAAGAGTTTTACGTCTATCTCACCAGAGACAGCACGTTCAATACTTCCAACTTTGTTATTATTCCCAATGTTTGTAGGTAAAGGACCAATAAGACTCATGAGAATATACCTCGTAATGGATTGTTAAAGGAATTAAGAACTGCAACCGCAGTTCTAAGAACAGTTCCTGTTGTTCCTTGAACGTTTGCAAATGTTCCTCCACCTGCTTGAGCACCTAACAACTGACGAATACCTGCTTCAGCGATTGAAATAAATTGACGATTACTACCGTTAGATGATTCTACAGCAGCGAGTGCCATTTGAACAATCTCATTTGTTTTGTTATTAATTTCCCTTCTTGCTGCGTTTCTCTGTTCAGTTACTCTTCTAATTCTTGCTTGCTCTTCATAGTTATTACTACTTCTTCTTGTACTAAAGAATGGTTTACTGAGTGTTCCACTTTTATCACCACCCAACATACTACCAAACGCATCCATCAAACCTTGATTTCTTTCCATTGGCATAAATCTACCAAAGGCAGCTTCCATACCCTTACTGAAGTTAATACCATCTAGAATTTTTAAGAAGTCATTACTTCCAGAAGCAGCAATGCCAGGTCTTGAACCACCAGGATCAGTACCTGGTTTTGATGCAACAAATGACTTACCACCGAAAGGTGAAAGAATAGGTGTTGTGCGTGCACCAGGTCCAACATAGTCATAGTGACCACTACCAGGACCGTGAGAATACTTATATTTCCATCCGTACTTAATACCATTTTTTAACATCCACTTGTGTGAAGCACCAGAGAGGTCAAGACCTTCACCATACAAGTGAACTGAATTTTCATGTCCACCAACAGAAGCATTCTTCTTAATACTTCTACCAGAACTTGCAACATCAGAGGCATTTACTTGACCCTTAGAGTCAATCATCATTTTCATAAATGCTCCTGCAGCAGGTTGTGATAATACAATAGGACGACCATGTTTATCAGTAGCACCAGAAATACCCCACCCTGTAGCAGTATCAGAGTGAGCTGCAGGTATAACTTTCAGAGATCCTAAATTAGATGCTAATGCTGCACCTTTCTTATCTTTACTCATATCATTTGGTTCTGCCTGAGCAGCACCTGTTCCTGTTATGAGATTAAACAGGAATCCTAGGGGGTTGAACCCCCTAGAACTACTACGTTGAGATGCAGATCCAGATCCTGGTTGTGGTGTTACAAAGTAACCAGGAAGCTTATCTTTTCTTGCTAGATTGATAAGTGCTCTTTCTGCTGTAGTTGCTTTATCACTTGGTCCTACCCAAGGACTGATGCCACGTTCTTTCATTAATTGAAGTGCAAGAATATCTTGCATCTTCTTATCAAAGAACCCATCTTTAGGAACACCTGCTCGTTCAACCAATCCTGGTAATGTATTACCAATAAATTGATATCTTCCTACAGCGTGAAGTTTTCCTTGATCTCTCCATTGTCTCATTGAAAGAGACCCATCATCTTTTTGTAAAGCAAGAACTTCTTTAAGAGTTAAAGATGTCAATGCTTTTCCACCATGCATGGGCATGTTTCTAAAATCACCAGCAAATGTTGATGTACCATCAGGGAAGTAATACTTATTACCCCTACCATTCTTATCACCATACTGGTTAACAGCATTGTATCCACCAGTGCCCATAGACTCATACTTAGCAAGTATGTCAAGTGCCTTCTTCTGATTAGGTGACATTGCTAGTTGTCCACCACCTGAGAAAAATCCTTGAGATGCTGCTTCAGCAAGTCTAGTACTTGTCAAAGTAGGCAATTTTCTAGTTGCAGGTGTGTCAAATGGAACTACGAATGCTCCACCATCACTCCTTCTAGCAACATACTCAGTACCATGTCCAATAAAATCAGCTTTGTTGCCATCTAGTGATACAGGATACCCTGACTGAGGACCAGAAATCCAACCACCTTTAGCATACCCATTCAAATAACCTCCAATAGAAAATCCAAAATCACTGCCAAATGAATTACCGAGACCTAATGGATCATTTCTTAATCCTAACGGATCGGTAAACATATTGTTTATGTTGTTGGTAGATCCAGGACCACCAACGTCTTTAAGTCGCGATCCTTCAATTATAGCTTCAATATCACCAGCAGATAAGTCTTTTGTGCTTTCTGCTGCGTTTAAGGCTTCTCTCTTTGTGTTATCAGTTTCTTCTCTTGCCTCTTGTAGATCTTTTCCAATTAGTTCATATGATGCAAAACTAAGAGCACCGACTGCTAGTGCAGCAAGAACTAATGGATGTGCTTTTAATGTTAAAGCAGCTGTTTTAAGACCAGTAGCAAAAGATACTAGAACACTTTTAAACGCTGCAACTGTAGCTAGAGGATTCTTAAGAATGCTAATTCCTAAGAATGCTGCACCCAATCCTGTCATTGCTTTGAAAAGACCACCAATTCGTTCTTGAATTGTAGCCTCATCTTTTAACAAATCATATAATCCATCAATAGTATTATTGATAGAAAACTTTGCCCAACCAGATATAAACTTAAAGACCTTATGAAGAGTTTCTAAGATCGTTATAACTTTATCTTGATTTTTTGGATTAGCAAGCCACTTAAGAGCAGGTAGGACTAAGAAAAACTTTAAGAAAGAACCAATTAAATTTAGAAGAGATTTCCAGAAACTAGGTATTTTACCTTTAAACAGTGCATCAAAACCACCAAACTTTTTAATTTTTTGAGGTTTATAAAAAACTGGTTTAAATGTATTTTTGGCTCTCTGTCTTTCTGCTTCTAATAAAGATAACTGAGATCTTTTAATCTCACCGACGACTTTCCCTAAGGAATTTACAGTACTACCTAGATTATTAATGGCAGTGGTCTGTAACTTAATTGTCGTAGTTAATTGTTGTTGCCTTTTTGATTCACGCGATTTAGTATTGACACCACCACTTGTACCTCCTTGAGGATCTACGAATTTGTAGAAATTAATTTTTGATCCTTTTTGTATAGTAGCCATTAGTTACTTTCTAGACGCTGTAGATCCTGGTGCTACGAGATAGGTGTCACCGCTATTTATAGGCACGGGAGTAGGTGCAGGAACTAACTTCTCTACAATCAACGGAACTGGTAAGAACTCAATAGCAGTTTGCATAGCATACTCAGCATTAAATTTATTATCTCTAAGTAATGCTCTACCCTTATCCAATACACCTAAGATTCTAGGATCTACACCTAACTCACCTGCCAATCCACTCAACCCTTGTATATAATCACCTGATTGAGCACCACTCATAATAGCTGCATATACACCTCCCATACCAAATCTGTCAGCAACAGAACCTAAAGCACGAGTAGCAGAGAATCCATATCCATCTGCACCAAGTATCTTTTCCATGCCAGGTATAGACATGATGTTAGGTATGTTCTTTAAAAGACCACTGACACCAGGTACTGCTCCTAATATACCTTGTAACTGATTCTTCTCTAACCAATTACCAAATCCTTGCATTCTACCTTCTAAGCCAGGTATCATACCAACAACTTCACCAATAGCACCACCCATATTACCACCTAATAACTTCATACCAATCTTACCTATCCTACTATCAGTGATAGCACCAACAGTATTACTCAAGAATGTACTAGCTTTACCAAATATGTTAGCACCCTTAGTATAAAGATTAGAAAGACCTCGACCAAACTTACTCATACGCAAGTTCATCAACCAGTTTGGAGTGTCAACTACTGATTTTGCAGTAGAACCAATCGCAGCGAAATTACCTATAGCACCAATACCACTGGTGATTGCACCTAAAATATTACCTTGTGAAAGATTAGTTACAGCATTTATTGCTCCAACAATAGGACCAATGCCTGGTATAAATGAAAGTGCTGTGCTAACGATTGGATTACTAACAACATTTGTAACTGTATTAACAACACCGCTTACAACTTTACCAACAGTATTAACAACACCACTAACTGCTCTTTTAATACCTTTAAATAAACCACCAAGGAAGAACTGAGGTAATTTACCACCCTTTTGGAGACCAAGAAATCCTAATCCAAATAAACCTTTCTTTTTCTTTTCTTCTTTTGGTTGAAATTTCTCGTATAAAGGAGTTAGGTCTTTATTAGTGGTAAGTTGCCTTGCGTAATTAAGTTTATACTCTAAATCTGCAACTACTGGTTTAGAAGGACCAACAAATATATTACCGAAACCTAATGTTGCAGCGTTCTGCCACCAATTTAAACCTTTTTTACTATTCTCCTTGGCTAACGCTTCCTCATAGAATTTTACAGTTCCTTCACTACCAAGTTCTAAGAACTTTTGATTTACTTTTTCTTCTCTTTTATTATTGGTAGCCCTCTGCATTGGCTGCGTGATGAGAGTATCCGCAATACTATTGACTGCATAATCAAGAACAAGACCTACACCAAAACCTTTAACACCGCTTAGTGCAGTACCAGGTTTTACCTTAGATAAGGCATTTTTAATAACGTTAGGTTTAACTCCACCAGTACCAATAGTTACCTTCGGTGGAGTTATTGAAGGTGGTGGTGAACCACTTGTGGTGGGTTTCTTTTTGAATAGATTAGAAAGCCAATTACCTTTAGTTGCTCCACTAGAAGTTACAGTAGGTTTCTTTTTGAATAGATTAGAAAACCAATTACCTTGTCCACTAGAAGTTACAGTAGGTTTCTTCTTGAATAAGTTACTAAACCAATTACCTGTTTGACCAGATACAGTTGGTTTAGGTTTCGGTTTAAATTTTCTAAAAAACTCTCTAATTCCTCTAAGAGGACCTGCCGATGCTCCGCTACTTGTAGTGACTTTAGGTCTGAAATTTGTACCAGGTGGTTTTCTGTTAGTGCCAGGTGGTTTTCTGTTAGGATTGAATTTCTTACCAGTAATGACATTCAACATGTTGAGAATGTCAGTGATAAGTTTCCAAGGTGCCATCAGGTATCGCAACCCAATTACACCTGTCATCAACTTACCAAGACCCTCTACTCTTCCAAGAAGAGTCTCATCAGAACCAAATAATTGATTGAAACCATCAATCAGATTATCTTTTATAATCCACTTACCAAAACCATATATCTTTTTAAATACAAACTCTGCTTTACAAAAGAAGAGATCCATCTTTGCGATGTTTTCTTCATCTGATGCCCACTTGAGCAACTCATTCATGAAGGCAAGAGCACCAATCTTGACAAACATGTCAACAAATGGTCCTAATAAAGGTTGGATCCAACCAAAAGCACCTTTGAACATTTTTCCAATGTTCCCTTTGATGCTACCCTTTCTTAGTTTCTTCTTACCTTGTTCGTTAAAGTAATCACTTAAATTTTTTCTACCCGCAACGCTTTCTTGAAGAGCCTCTGCCTCTTGATCTTGTGCTTTGCGTTTTGCTCTCCTCTCTGCTATTTCAGCTCTATCTGCTATCTTTAACCTTAAGTTGGTTATCTTATTAATATCTACTACTTCATTACCAAGACCAGTTATAGTCTTACCTAATCTATTAGATGCTAGAAGCGATTGTCTGGCAGCAACAACTGCTGGAGTCTTTGCAGTAAGGACTCCAGGATTGACAAACTTGTATGCTTCTATTTTAGCCACCTTTTGCTTGTTGCTCCTTCATTCGTTTTTCTTCTTCCTTAAGGTAATTGACCAAGAGACTTACATAAATCTCTTTTTCCCAAGGCATGAGATTGTCGATGTACTCCATATCCCATTTGTGATGATGAATCAAAGCGAAGTTGCTTTCAAAATAACTTTTTAAGTCATTATGAAGGAGTGCTATGCGAAAAAACTCGCTAAACCCTCCAATACTACTTCACTCTCCACATTAGTGTTTGGATTAGTTACCTTCACCTTATGCTGCAACTTAGGCATTGTTTCAAAGAAATTTTGAATCATTGTAAACTGTTTAGTATCCATTGAATCAAAGAATTCTAAGATTTCTTTCTTAGGTGTATCAGAACACTCGTATACTTGTTCAGCATCAGAGATTGTTTCTAAACAACTTGCTGCCATATCAAATACCTGTTCCATGCCAGGATCTTCACCAGTGAAGTTCATACTAATAAATGTATCCAATTTTGGATACCCCATAGTGATGGTAACATCATCAGATACCTTTAAGTCTTTCTTGTGTCCTCTAGTTTTAACAACTTTGATTTCATCAAGAGGAATACTAACCTCAACAGGAGTCTCACCATCATCAGGACAAGTCACTGATAACTTGATAGTTTCACCAACAGACTTGGTTCTAATCTGTAAGAAAAGATATTCAATATCAAAAGTTGGTAATTTATCAACGTCTTGCACATCTGTGCAATCTGTAATAATATCGGTAACTGCAGAAATCAGTTGAGCCTGATCTTGAGATTCAGTTGCCATTAAGAGAAGTTTTTCTTCCTTCACCAAGAAAGGTCTAAAATTTACAACTCTGTTGTCAGAGGGTAACTTTAGTTTGTACTTAGGTACATTCAGTTTTGGTAATGCCATGAAATTTATATTTCAATTCAGTAATTTTATTTAGGTGCTTACTGGAAGAGAATTCCAGAATTAACACGGAGAGGTTCCGCGAAACTAGATCCCGCGTCTCCTATATGTTTGAATTTACCATCATCAGTAAATTCATCCTCTGTTTGAACACGATAGCGTTCATATAGGAATCCAACAGTTAATGTCATGGCTCGTGAACCATCATTGTTTAACTGAATAGATCCAATATTATAGGGAAAAGCATTGCGAATGTCAAACATAGCAGTGATTTTATACTTTCTTGCCAACAAGAAAGGATCACCTGCTTTTCTTAAAGCAGAAATTAGATTTGGATCAGTATAGACATAATCTCCACCACCCCTTTCAAATTTATATACTCTAATACTAGGACAAACGTAATTATCAAAGAAATCTACAAATTGATTTTGATCAGGTGCCATCCTATTAACCCATTTCTCAAAGAACTGACGAGTGTATTGAGACCTAGGCATGATGAAAGTCATGTTTAATTGACTATATGCAGCTCCTGTTGCAAACTTTGTAGCAGCACCAACATTACTTACTGCACCAGTAGTGACTTGTTTACTAGGAAGATTGATTGACTGACAGTAGAAATTCAAGAGAGATCTAAGATCACCCGTTTCTGACTGCATTCTCTTTGAACTACTACCGATATTTACATTACCACTATTCTGTAATACTCTTGGAGTAGCAAAATGTACAGAAAATAAGTTCGCGAAACTAGGATGAGTATCCTCTTTCTTAGAAAAGGCAAGAAACTCTTGGTATGACGGATAATGTGCCCTTTGTGTGTCAAAAACTGTGTCTGCCATTAGATTTTAAGTTCTTTTTCTGTAATCAGTTTGAATTCCCAATTATTATCCTTACAAAACTCGGTTGCTGCTTTCCACTTTGCTTGATTGACACTCCATGTGACAACCTCATTAACGTATCGCTTGGTAATTCTTTTTTGAGTTTTGGGTTCCATAGTCTGTTTTAATGGTTTAACTTCGACTAAATACTTACGATTCTCAATTTTTACATAAAAATCGGGAAAGTATCTATGTCGTTTTCCGTCAACAGGGGAAATATATGGGATGATGATTTCTTCACTACCCCATTCTTGAATGGAATGAGTTAAGTCACACCATTTCATAAACTTATATTCCCATGACGATCTATAAATCACATTATTTGGATCACCTTTGTACTTCCTAGGGAAGGACGGTCTATATTTTCCTTGATATCGCATAAATACATAAAGACCACATAATATTTAGGCAAGTTTCTCTTGGCATCTACCAGTTTCGTCGATAATAACGATTATGCAATGACTTTGAGGTATCCTCTAAAGGCACCGATTGCTAGTGGGGAGGACTTTTTAGGGGATGAGGCTACAGGTGCAACTGGTATGATAGACTATTTGAAGATTAAACGTAAAAGGACATCATATAGCACAAACGGTAAGAATTATTACGGATCTAATGCAAATTTTATTACTGGAGCAGAAAGTGTAGAGGGAGATCTCAACTCTGGTACTAGAAAAACATATGCACATCGAACAAGTTGTTATATCGCGTTACCACCAGGAATCCAAGCTCAATATCAACCTGTATATCGTCAGGTTAATTTAGGTGTAGGTGGTGCTGCAGCTTTAAAAGCTTTAGGTAGTAATGACACAAGTAGTTTAGCAGCTAACTTACAACAAGCAGCTTCAGCAATTTTACCAGAATTCGGTGCTAGTGTTATCGCTCAAGGTGCTAACGCTATATCTGGTTTCTTTGGTGTCCAAGGTCAATTAGATGCTAATGTTCTACAAGGGTTAACAACTGGAAAGATATTCAACCCATATACCGAACAGTTATTTTCTCAGATGAATTTTAGAAATCATAGTTTTGCGGTTAAGATGTTAGCGAGGAACTCTAAAGAAGCAAAACAGATTTTTGATATTATTAGATATGTTAAGATGGGTGCTCACCCTAAAATTTCTAGTACTGGTGAAAGTGTATTAGATAGTTTAGGTGGTGCTTTAAATAGAGAAGATTTTGAGAAAAAGAGTGGCACAAAGTATAATGATCTACAAAAAGAAGGAACTAAAAAATTCAAAGACCAACTTAATGAAATTAATAAATTATCAGGAAGATTCTTTGAATTACCAGATCACTTCTCATTAGATTACGTTCGTATGAATCCAGATGAAGGTGAATTTAATAGTAATGGATCAATGCCATTGCATTATAAAATGACAGATTGTGTATGCTCTGGTGTTTCAGTGAACTACACACCTGATAATCAGTATACATCATTTAAAAACATTTCTGGTGATATGATTCAAGTTCCTGCAATCATTTTAAACTTACAATTCACTGAGGTTAAACTTCTTAACCAGAACGATATTGCTTCGGGGTTCTAACGATTATGTCTTATTTTTCAAAATTTCCAGATGTATATGTTGCTGAAGGTGTAACCACCGATCAAGCATATAGATATCGCTTAGTTAAAAATATCTTCAGAAGAATTAGAGTAAGAGAGGATTTAGACAAATTTGTAACCTCTTTTGAAAGAGTTTCAGTTCCAGAGGGAATGACACCTAGCAACATGGCAGTTGCACTGTTTGAAGATCCTTTTCTTGATTGGGTCATTCTAATTACAAACAATATTACTGATGTATATGAACAGTGGCCAAAGACAGAAGCTGAATTACAACGATATGTTAGAAACAAATATTCCAATCCAGAGGATGTACACCACTACGAAACTGTAGAAGCATCATATAACGGTGCAATATTTCTACAAGAAGGTATTGAAGTAAATTCAACTTGGAGAACTGTGTTACCAGATAACACAACCTTAGGTGAAACACAATCAATATATCCTGTAAGTAACTATGAACATGAAACCTTTTTAAATGAGCAAAAACGTTTCATTAGAATTCCAACTGGTAGTGTTGTCCAAAAAATGATCGAAGAGTTTGATAGTTTAGTTGCATATGAATCACATTCTGAATTAGATGATCAAGGTAACAAGAAAACACCTCTCAGTATTGCTTCTAGATTTACTAATCAGGCAGGTAGCACTGCTAGTTCGTCTTCAACATTAAGGACTCAACCTACGGGAGCAGTCACTTCTTTTGATAATGGACCTACGTCAGCAGGTGTATCTTCTTCAACAACTACAGTAAGTAGTACAGGCACAACATCTACATCGACCACGACTAGCACGACTAGCACAACTAGCAGCACATCTAGCACCAGTTCTTCGTCTTCTTCAAGCAGCAGTTCCTCATCATCTAGTTCTTCTAGCAGCAGTAGCAGTGGTAGTAGTTCTTCCTCTGGATCTTCTGGTTCATCAGGATCCTCAGGTGG